GATAATATAGTAAAGAAAATTTTTATTCTTTATCTACAAGTAGATGATGGAGAACCTAGATTAGATAGACAACATTTTGCTTTATATTGTTTAGATTCTGATGCTAATGATGATGAAAAATTATTAGATTTAGGAAACTATACTTGGGAAAACCCGGATAATAAATTTGCTGGGGTAGAAATACCAGGTGATCAAGAATATGTTGTTTGGAATAATGTAGATGTTTTAAGTGTAAGTAATGGTATTTCTTTAGAAGCACAGGGAGAATTTTTTAACCCTTATATTCAAAGAAATATGACTGTAGACTTAAAATTAGAAAATTGGCCAATAGGTTTAGATGTTAATGCTACTCCTTATGGATATTTACTAGATTAAAAAAATTAGTTGTTATTAAATTGGTTTCATTATGGTAAAATATTTTAAAAAAAATTGGATTATGTTTAAAAACTTATTTAAGGACAACAATGATATCAACGAAAAATCAGTAGTTGGTTTCATAGCTTTCGCTATAATGGTATTATTTGCATTAGCTGATCTATTCCTAGGATTTTTTGGAGGAAAAGATTTAGTAATTAATGAGCACATTTACGATTCATTCGTAATAGTAACTTTGGGAGCATTTGGTATCGCTGAAGTAGGGAAAATATTTGGAAAAAAAGAATAAAGTGGCTAGAGGAGAAGATAATTTGAATAAATTTTTAACGAATAATTGGTCAATAGTTGTAGGGCTATTGGCTGCAATATTCACTGCTGGAACTTTATTTTCTGAATTTACGGCTTTAAAAACCGAACTAACTACTGTACATGAAAGGTTAGATAAAAAAATTAAAGTAATCAATGATTTGGAAGAAAGAATTGTTGAAATAGAAAAGGAGCTTCAGTATGATAAAGGATATTCTGAAGGTAAAAAAGGATAATATAAAAACTTAAATTATGAGCTGTTACACAAGAGAACAAATTGAAAACGCTGTTAAGGGGAAAGGATATAAGTGGTTTGAGAATGGCGATTATAATGTAAATATAGTAGGAGTTAGAAATTCTGCTACAGATGATATAGTAACTAATAAATTTGATGATTGCATGACCATATCATATAAAATTGATGGTGAATGGAATTTTCATTGCTATGATTGTACTACCGACCCAGGTAAATATTGGGTTGATAACTTAATGAACCCAGATGGAGTGGCTATAGTAGTACCTGGCCAATATAGAGGTTCACATAAAATTGGATTACATCAAGGTAAATATGAGGCTTTAAGACAATGTAAACCTCTTAAAGTATGGAGAGACGATAATAAAAATGATGTTTATGATCATATTTCTGAAGATATTCAAGATGGAATTTTTGGTATTAATATACATAGAGCTACTAGATATCCTGGTAAAAAATCAACTCAAGTAGATAAATGGTCTGCTGGTTGCCAGGTAATAGCTGCTTATGATGATTTTGAGGAATTTATGAATGTGATGTATAAAGCCAGAGATGCTTGGAGTAATTCATTTACATATACATTAATTGATTCAGATGATATAAAATGAAAACTACTAAATTAATATTATTGTCTACTAGTATGTCTTTAGCCTTCATATGTTCCTATTTTATGGAACTCACAATGCAAAACGCCGAACAATATTTAGCAATAGCTACCTTAATATTCGCAGATGGATTTTTTGGTATAATAGCAGGTATTAAAAGAGAAGGTTTTAAAACATTTAAGGCTCTTAAAATTTTAAGAACTTTAGTTTTTTGGACAATAATATTAACAGTAATTTTAGTTATAGAAAAAAGTATTTCTGGTGCTTCTTGGTTAAGTGAAACCGTAGTTGTACCTTTAGTTGTGTTACAATTAATTAGTGTTTTAAAAAATGCATCCATGGCTGGATTTATAAAAATGGATGTTGTAAACCAAATATTAGACCGTATAGATAATCATAAAGGTCTAAGAAAATAATAAGTTTTAATTTTCAATATTTATAATCATGTACAAATATAATGCAAAAGTATCTAGAGTAGTTGACGGTGATACCGTTGATGCCCTAGTAGATCTAGGATTCGATACATGGAAACATGTAAGAATAAGAATGATGGGACTAAACGCCCCAGAATCTAGAACTAGAGATTTAGAGGAAAAAAAACGTGGTCTAGCAGCAAAAGATAGACTTATAGAATTATTAGGAACTAATGATAATAAGTTTATTTTACAATCTCATGGTGTAGGAAAATATGGTAGATGCTTAGGTGAATTATTTGTAGAAGATAAAAACATTAACCAAACTCTAATCGCTGAAGGCCACGCTGTAGAATATTATGGCGGTGCTAGGTAATATAAAAAAAGGATTATTCCCCTTTATGATTGCATTTTCAGCTTTGTCTGTTAGTGCTTCAGCAGCATTTTATTCCGTATATGGTTTAAGTAAATTATTTGCGGGAGCTCAATTTGAGGTAATTATAATGGCTGGTTCATTAGAAGTAGCTAAATTAGTTACAGCCTCATTACTGTATCAATACTGGGATACAATAAATAAAACATTAAGAACTTATTTAACTACTGCAACAGTAATATTAGTATTAATTACTAGTATGGGGATTTATGGTTTTTTAAGTGCAGCATACCAAGATACTTTTAATCAACTTACTATAGTTGAAAATGAAAAAAAGTTTTTACAACAAAAAGTAGATTTTTACCAAATAGATTTAAATAGATATGATAAAGAACTTCAACAAATATTGGACAATATTAGTACTCTTTCTAATGCCAAATCACAGTCTATCCAAATCAAGGACACCAGTGTGGTTGGAGGCGTTCGAAACACCATATCCACGTCTGAGTTACGCTTGGCACAAAGTCGTATCAAAGTTGAGGAAGAAAATAGAAAAGATATACAAGTAAAACGAGAAATTGCAGTAGATTCATTACGTACTTACCAACGTCAAATATTGGAACTAGATAATAATGTAGAAGTCGCTGGTGAATTAGGGCCCCTTAAGTATATATCGGGACTTACGGGTTATCCTATGGATAAAATCATTAATATCTTACTTCTTGTTATAATTTTTGTATTTGATCCATTAGCTATTTCATTAGTTGTAGCGGCTAACTTTGCTTTTAATTTAGCTTATCCTAAAAAAAAATATAAAGAAAATTTATATGGAGAAACTGTGGAAGATAAACCTAAAAAACATATAGAAATTACAGAAAAAGAAATCCATGAAGAACTATTTAGTAGAAATGATAATGATACACCTTTACAATATACAGAAGAAGATGAAAAAAGAATGGATATTATAGGTCAAAATGGTAATGATGGAGAGCATTATGATAATTTAGAAAATGATCTTAATAAAGATGGGGTAATAGATATTAATGATGTAAATGTAGCTAAAAAAAGAATTGAAGAACTAAAAAAATTTCTAGTACCCAAATATAGTAAAGATCCCTTAAAACCCCAGGAAAAATGGACTATTAAAGAAATCCAAAGATTAGAAGAATTCATATCCAAAAATGATGAAGGATATGTTAAAACTTATTAGTAAAAATTTGGATTCCCGGGGATAATTTCGTATATTTACCCGTTAATTAAAAATAAAAGTTATGAAAGAATGGTACGAATTCAATAGAGATGCAGTCAAAGAATTTCTTAAAAAACCAGTTGAAAGCATTGTTTCTTTTTTGTTTATTGCATTAGTATTTTATATATTATATTTTGCCCTATGGGTATTTTGTCCTTGTTAGTATGTTTAATGTAGCACAAAGTAGAAAATTTATTGAAAAAGAGCTTAGTAATTTCCAAAAACTAAATTATAATCAATTTAGATGGTGGAGATGGTATGAATCAAAAAATAAACCATTACCTAATAAAGCTGATTTTCGTGATAAGATATTTAATGGTGATTTTGATCAGGGTCCCTATCAGTTACAAGCATGGCTTTGTGAGCATATGTTAAATGAAATTTATGAAGAGTGTATGCCTGATGTTCAAATGTATTTAGAAAAATCTAAGTTATTAGGTGCAAGAAGAAAAAGATTATGGGAAGATCATGAGCGGGATGAGGCAGATAAATTGGATAGTTTATATAAACATTTTATGAAAAACTTTGATATATCAAGAGATGAACTAAACCAAGAAGTGGATATATGTATAGGCACAATATTAGATTTGTATTACCAAATTGAAGAAAAATATAATAAAATTTATGTAAAAAGCCGTAGAGGCCGTCCTGCTAAAAAATGATAAACAACACTGATCAACAAAATGGAAACACCCAATTAAATCAAGTTAGAAATGATTTTAATGACAGAGTCTATCGCAAAAAATATTTAGGTGGAACACCTAGAGTTTATTGGAATAGCTCAAGGAGATTTAGAACTATTTAGAGTTATTTGGAGAATTAAATAAAGGTTTGTATAATATAGTTATGAAAGTAAGTCACGAAGTACCCCGTTGCCTGTTAAAGGCATCCCCTGAGTTTAATGATTATGACTACTGTCTACCCCATTTACTGGATATAGATGAAGAATATAAACAATATTTTTTAGATGCTAAAAAAGCAGGAAGATATATTGTTATGGATAATTCGTTACATGAATTAGGAGAAGCATATAAATGGGATAGGTTAAAACATTGGTTATTTGAATTAGAACCTAATGAATTTATAGTTCCAGATGAATGGATGGATTATACTCAAACACAAGTATATGCTAAGTATTGGAAACAAATCCCAATGCCCGAAGATTGTACAGCAGTAGCTGTAGTTCAAGGGAAAGATAAAACAGATGCTATAAAAAGTTTTAGAGGATTAAAAGATTTAGGTTATGAAAAAATAGCCATTTCCTATGGTGCTACTTGGTATAATGATTTATTTCCCCATTGTAATGAAGATATGGGTAAAACATTAGGTAGGATGAATTTTATAGCGGAATTAATCAGATCAGGAGAGTTAGATAAGGAACGTGATAGCATACATTTACTAGGTTGTGCTATACCTCAAGAATTTGGTTGGTATAGAGAATTAAAATGTATAAAATCTATTGATACATCAAATCCTATTATGGCAGCCTTAGAGGGAAATTTATATGATGAAAGTGGATTAACATCAAAACCTAAGGCAAATATGAATGATCATTTTGATATAAAATTTGAAGATGTTGATTACTTAATGATTTTACATAATACAACTAAGTTTAGAGAAATAAATGGAATTAAAAAAATTAATCCATATGTATAAAGAACGAAATGCGTTTGCCTATACGCTTTATAATACCTGGCAAAATTTAAATCAATTATTATTATGAGTAAACATGCAGTTGTTTCGCTAAGTGGCGGGATGGATAGTTCCACACTTTTACTTAGAGCGTTATCTGAGTATGATTCAGTAACAGCTTTATCTTTTGATTATGGTCAAAAGCATAGAGTTGAGTTAGAAAGAGCACAGTCTCTTATAGATTATTTAGCTAGTAAAGGACATAATGTAACATATAAACAAATTAAACTTGATGGTTTAGTTGACTTATTAAATTCTGCTTTGGTACAAGGTGGGGATGATGTTCCAGAAGGTCATTACGAGCAAGAAAACATGAAAGAAACAGTAGTACCTAATAGAAATAAAATGTTTGCTTCTATTACACAAGCAGTTGCTTTATCTAAGGCAAATGCTACACAGGAGCAAGTTGATATTTGTTTAGGAATACATGCTGGTGATCATGCAGTTTATCCTGATTGTAGACAAGAATTTAGAGATGCAGATGATGCAGCTTTTAGAATTGGTAATTGGGAAGCTGAAAGAGTAGGTTATTTTACACCTTATCTTGATACTGATAAGTATGGTATTTTACAGAATGGAGAATACCTATGTGGTGTTTTAGATATTGACTTTGATGAAGTTTATAAGAGAACAAATACATCTTATAAACCTTATCCAAGTGGTAATTCTGATTATAAATCAGCATCATCAGTTGAAAGAATTGAAGCATTTATAGCATTAGGAAGACCTGATCCTGTTCAATATGAAGATGAAACAGGACCTGTTCCTTATGAAGTAGCTAAAGCTTCAGTTGAGAAAGTATTAGCTGATTATTCAGCATAGTACAAATGGCTCGTGGTGTAACTGGCAACACGTCTGGTTTTGGTCCAGAAGAGTCTAGGTTCGATCCCTAGCGAGCCAACTAAATTAGTTATTATGATAGATGTAAATGGTATAAAAAGAGATAGAGATAATTTAGAGCACATGCCTAATCAAAAACTACATCAGGTTGTTAGTTTTATTAAATCTGCTGTTCGTATTTTTGGGTTTGGAGCTTTATTAGTAAACTTGGAAATTGCAGTTGTTTTACTTATATTGAGTGAAGTAATTGGTATAATTGAAGAATTAGTATGAGAAAAATTTTATATTTTAGTGCAGCATGGTGTGGTCCATGCCAAACTTTAGGTCCTATTATGGAAGGCCTAACTAACGAAGTAGTCCATAGTAAAATAGATGTGGATAAAGATTCAACTTTATCTGCAAAGTATAATGTTAGAAATATTCCTACTTTAATTTTATTAGATGAATTTGGTAATGAAATAGGTAGAAAAGTAGGTTTACAAACTAAAGAACAAATTAAAAGTTTTTATAATGGGTAAATTTCAATCAACAAAAGTATTTGACGGTTTTAGCTGTTGTTTTAGACAATGGAAAGCTGATACAACACATTGTAAATATGTTCACGGTTATGGAGTTTCCTTTAAAATTTGGTTTGAAGGAGATTTAGATGAAAGAAACTGGGTTTGGGATTTTGGTGGAATGAAAAGAGCAAAAGGCAAAATAGATGGAATGTCTCCTAAAGAATGGTTTGACTTTATGTTTGATCATACTTTAATAGTAGCAGAGGATGATCCATACGCTAAAGCATTTTCACAAATGCATGAAGCAGGTGTAGCTCAAGTAAGATTCATCCCAGCAGTTGGCGCAGAAAAATTTGCTGAATATATTTATACAAAAGTAAATGAATTTATTTTTCCTGAAACAGATGGAAGAGTAAAGATAGCAAAAGTAGAATTTAGAGAGCATGGTAAAAATAGTGCAATCTATATTCCTTAGTTATATAGTGACTGTAAAACCACTTTAAAAAATTAACATATGCACAGAAAACTGAAAAGGATAGGTGACTATCAAAAAACACTCCCCGTATTAGAATTATATACTGCTGTACAATCTGAAGGTTCAAGGCAGGGTTACCCAACTATAGTAGTTAGAACTACTGGTTGTACTCACAGATGTTATTTTGGTGAGGGAGGATGGTGTGATTCTTGGTATACAAGTATCCATCCAGAAAAGGGAACTTATTGTTTCCAAGACATAATAGACATGTATGATGCACATCCTCATATTAAAGAGATGATGTTAACAGGAGGTTCTCCTACTATGCATCCTGCATTAGTAAATGAACTAACACATTTAGCACATGAAAGAGAAATATTCATTACTATGGAGACTGAGGGATCTCATTTTCTTGCTACCGATTATCCTATTAATCTACTTAGCCTTAGCCCTAAGTTTTCTAATAGTGTCCCCGTTATGGGTGCTGTCACTCCTAATGGAGCGAAGGTAGACGAAAAAATGATTAGAAAACATAACTCCAAAAGATGTAATATAGATGCAATTAGACAATCTATTGATTATCATGATGATTATCATATTAAACCAGTATTAGATAAAGATTTATCTATGGTAGATGAAGTAGAGGAATTAATTAAGGAATTAAATGTACCTGATCATAAAGTTTGGGCAATGCCCGCGGGTGATGATAGGGAATCTTTATTCCAAAGTTATGGACCCGTAATGAATTTTGTAAGGGATAGAGGTTGGAGATATACTGGTAGATCCCATATTATGGCTTTTAATACTGAAAGATGCGTATAAAATTAATTTATGGTTCTGATACAGGCAATACAGAATTAGTTACAGAAGATTTAGTTAAATTATTAGATGGTATAGAAGTAACTACTGTTGCGGATTTAACTCCTGAAGATTGGGATCATGATAAATTTATATTAGGAATACCCACTTGGTATGATGGTGAACTTCAAAGTGATTGGGAAGATTATTTTGAGGAATTTAAAACAATTGATTTTAAAGGTAAAGTAATAGCTTTACTTGGATTAGGTGACCAAATAGGATATGATGAATGGTTTTGTGATGGTATAGGTATTTTAGCTGAAGTTATAATTAAAAATGGAGGTCAAGTTATAGGTTTTACTGAAAAAGATGATTCATATGAATTTGAAGATTCTAAAGCATTAGTTGATGATGATACACTTTATGGTTTAGCCATAGATGAAGATAACCAACCAGAACTTACCCAGGAAAGATTAAAAAAATGGGTTGAACAATTAAAAAAAGAATTTAATGAATTTTAAAGATACTATAGGAGTTTATCCTAATGCCTTTACAAAGCAAGAATGTAAAGAACTAATTAATAGTTTTGAAGAAAAAATAAAAGATGGAAGAGCTATTAAAGGGGAATCATCATCAGGAATAAATAATAATAAAAAATTAACTATAGATTATAACATATTTAATTCAAATGAACAAAAGGATATTGAATTAAGAAATATGGTTGCTGAAAGATTTAATCATTATTTAAGTAATGAGTATTTCTTTAATTATCCTCATGGGGATATTTTTAATCATTCTTCTGTAGTTGATGGAAAGACTTTTTACCCTGCATTTAATTTACAAAAATATATAAATAATAAAGGACATTATAATGCTTGGCACACAGAAAGAGATCATTATGGTGTTACTACAAGATTATTTGTTTTTATTTTATATTTAAATAATGTAAAAGAAGGAGGTGAAACTAAGTTTTTATTTAAGGAAAATAAAAATGATAAAGATTTTTATAGTGTAAGTCCTGAAGTAGGGAAATTAATAATCCACCCTGCTAGTTGGCCTTATATTCATAAAGGAGCTATGCCTAAAAGTAATGATAAGTATATCTTAACAACATGGCTTCAATACGCTGAAGTTTAATAAAAATATTTGGATTATTAATTTAAAATTATTATATTAGTACTATGGAAAAGAACCAAGACACAAATTTTGTAAAAAAGTATGAATGGGTTGGAGATGTAGATTCTTATAAAGAACCAGAGCCAAATGAACATTCTATCAAATATAATGAACCGGATAGAGATTATGACTCTGATTATATTGCTACTAAGGAGGATATTGAAACCTTTCCTGATTTACAAAACGGACCTTCTTCATTGATTCAGGGATCACCTGTTGAAATTCAACAGGTTGGTATTCATAATTTTAGATTACCATTAAAATATTCAACTAGAGATAATGGTGATATAGAATTAGAAACTAAGGTAACAGGTACTGTATCCCTAGAGGCACATAAAAAAGGAATTAATATGTCTCGTATTATGAGATCATTTTACGAATTTAGAAATGATACTTTTAGTATAGATAAATTAAAAGATATTTTATATGCTTATAAAGATAAATTAAATACATTTGATTCTAAAATTGCACTTAAATTTTCTTATCCTATTATTAAGAAATCACTAAGATCAGATAATGAGGGTTATCAATATTATAATGTTACTTTAGAAGGTGGTTTAAATAAAGAAGGTGAATTAAAAAAATACATTCACTTTGATTTTGTTTATTCATCAGCTTGTCCCTGTTCTTATGAGTTAGCTGAGTACGCTAGAAAGTATAGAAATAAGGCAACAGTATCTCATTCACAAAGATCAGTGGCAAGAATATCCATTGAATTTGAAGATATGGTTTGGATAGAGGAATTACAAGAAATGTGTGATAAGGCCCTTAATACTGAAACTCAAGTAGTAGTTAAAAGAGAAGATGAAATGGCATTTGCTGAATTAAATGGTTCATATCTTAAATTTGTAGAAGATGCTGCTAGATTAATATATGAACAATTAATTGCAGATAAAAGAATAAAGGATTTTAGAGTAATATGTTCACATCAGGAATCATTACATTCACATGATGCTGTATCAGTTATTTTACATCCTAATAGTAAGTTTTGCCCCGATGTTTCCCATGAAACATGGTCAAGTTTAATTCATATATCTTAATGGATAAAAAAGTATATCTTGAATGGTCTGAAATACATGAATTAGTAAATATTTTATGTAAAAAAATTATTACGGAATATCCTACTATTGATTCTGTAATGGGATTACCTAGAGGGGGTTTAATACCTGCTGTAATGATTTCTCATGAATTAAATTTACCTTTTGTACTTCATCCTGGTAAAAATACTTTAGTAGTAGATGATATAAACGATACAGGGGAAACATTAAGTAAAGCACCTGGTGCATATTGGGCCACTTTACATCATAAACCTACTTCTAAATTTCAGTATAATTTTTATGCTAGAGAAATAGGTGAACAATGGATTGTATATCCATGGGAAAGAGAAGATTCAGAAACAATACAAGATTATTTAAAATGAGCCAACAATTAGAATTAGATTTTGAGGTATATAACTCAAAAGAAAACGGAAATGTTCCGTTTGTAAACGAAGTAGAAGAATTTAACGCCACATTTGGCAAACCAAACAATTATGAACCGACAATACCAGAAAAGAAGGAATGGCAATTCGTATACGACTTTGTACTTGAAGAATTGGAAGAATATAGACAG